TCTAACCAGTTTGCGGCTGGAAGCACTTTCAAATTATTCGGTATACACGGAGAGGCATAATAATGGCTTACACGCTTATTGAAACGGTAACAGTCGGTTCAGGTGGGGCAGCCTCAATAGAGTTCACAGGGATACCTCAAGACGGGGTTGATTTGGTGTTGCTGATTGCCTCAAGAAGTTCGGTAGCATCAAGAGTTGTAAAGGTCAGTTTAAATAACGACACTGGTTCAAACTATTCACGAAAGGAGATTTACGGTTCTGGGTCTAGTGTGTTCAGCTTTTCAAACACAACGCTAACTGGTTTTCTTGTGGCATCAAACCAAAGTGATTACACGACAAATACTTTTGGCAATTCGTCTGTTTACATTTCTAATTACACATCATCAGCTGCTAAAAGCGCTTCGACTGATGGTGTAAACGAAAACAATGCAACAGCAGCAGACCAAATAATGTCGGCGCTCTCCTACTCAGGCACAAGCCCCGTGACAGACATAGATATTGTGTGCAATTCGGGTGGAACTTTGCAACAATACAGCACCGCATCTCTTTACAAAATAACAGCAGACTAAGGAAATTAAAATGTCAGAAACCCCAGTAAAAGTAATCGTAGACCTAAGCAAGCCAAAGGGTCAGCGTGAGTCAATCGTTCCTCTAACCGCAGAGGAAATCGCCGAGCGTGAGGCTATGGCAGTTCAGGCTGCCGAGGAACAGGCTCAGCGCGAAGCCGAGGAGCAGGCAAAAGCCGATGCGAAGGCTTCCGCACTCTCGAAGCTAGAGGCACTCGGTTTGACCGAGGACGAAGCACTAGCGATTGTAGGTGGGTAATGCCAGTAACTAGCGCAGGGGTAACCGTAGGTACGAACATTACCGCAGTAAGTGGCCCTTACATTTCAAGCAAGCTTGTCTACTTGCAGTCCGGCACTGAAGGCGCGGCTACCTATGTAGGTGGCGACGACGTTTCGGCTAGCACCGGAGTCAAGCTCTCGGAAGCAAACACCACCGTCTTCCAGACCAACGCAGACGACACTCTCTACGCAATCTCCGACACCGCTGGCGCAGTCGTCAAGGTAGTCGAAGTCAAATAAGCGACTGATACAATAGACCCATAACCTACACAATCGAGCAATTGGAGCGTGTAGTGAGTGACGATGACATGACCCCTAAGTGGGCCGTTGAACTAATGATTAGGTTTGAGCGACTTGAAGCTCGCATTTCTACTAATGACGCACGTCATCTTTCCCACGCAGACTGGGCCACGAGAAACATAAAGGACCACGAGATTAGGATTCGCGCAATTGAGAAGCGTCTCTGGGGAGCCGTAGGAGCCGCCGGTTTGATTGCTACCATTATTGCCCTAGTCGGAAGGACTATGTAATGGCGAAGCGAGTAGCCGACTGGAGATTCCCCTATCCGGACAAATACATAACCGGGCATTACGGCACACTCTCTGAGTACCGCAAGGCGCGAGGGATGCAACCCCACTCTGGAACCGACTGGGCCAGACCTCGAGGCACTCGTATTCCAGCCATCGCCAAGGGAACCATTCGTCTTATTCAGTATTCAAAGGTACTTGGCTGGGTTGTCGTTCAATCTGCCATGGACAAGGACGGCAAGGTTTGGTACTTGGGGTACTGCCACATGGAGCAGAAGCCGGGTTACAAGGTCGGTGACAAGCTTGCCAAGGGGCAGACGGTAGGACTGATAGGTTCCGAGGGCCAGAGTTCCGGGCCTCATCTCCACGCAACGGCATCCAAGACCCTCAAGGGGGTCTTCGGTCCAACGAAAAGTAAGGTCAATCTCTATGCCCTTATCAAAGAAAACCTCAAGCCTGCAACGTCGGAACAAGAGGACAAGAAAACTAAAGCGGTGGTGGAGCAAGGGCCAGTGGAAAAAATAATTTACGCCTGCCCTCACTGCAAGAAGGAGCTATGTTGAAAGACTCAGTAAAGCAGATTTTGATTAGGTCAATTGGACTTGTCCTCGCGACGTTCTTTGGTGGCACTGCCATCGGTGCGGTTGCCGGTGACTGGCTCATGGGTTCAATCATTGGAGTCGGCTCGGCGTTCGCCGTGGTCCTGACGACTATTGGCGTTGCGGTCGCTTGGAAAGGAACGCTAGAACTAAGTGACATCCAAAACGCTTACCGCGTGGCCGTGGCAAAATCCGACTCGGATGCGGTGAAAGATTCTCTCGAGGTAATCGAGGACGGAGACTTCGACTGGGACGACGTCGAGGCAGAAGACCGCGACCCCGAACTCGAGGACTAAGCCGCTGGTCGGCCACGACGCCAACCCCTCATTGCCTGAAGCTCTTTGGCACTAAGTCCACCCCAAACTCCGTAGGTCTGGTTGGTCTCTAAGGCGTAAGTCAAGCACTCAGTTTGCACCGGACATTGCTTGCATAATTTTTTGGCCGCGGTCGTAAACTCACCCTGCTCCGGGAAGAACGCTTCGGGGTCTGTTGTCGTGCAAGGAGCGATGGTCGGAGCCTCGGCAATTGCCTTTGCAAGCTTCAGCCATTTCGTAAAATCTATCGAGTTGTCAAACATGGAAGAAGGCTATGGGGCAATTTTCAGGGTGTCAAATCGGCAATTTTTCGAACACGTGTTCGCATAGATAAACACTGGGCAAAACTACCCATTTCTTTCAGAATCGACTTTCGCGTTTATACGCTTGTACTCGTCGCTTGGAGGGGGTCAAAATCCCTTAGAACGCATTCTACGGCTTCTCAGGGGCAAGTCTGATTTAGCGAAAACCGTCAGAAAAAGAGCCGTTCGAACAAACGTTCATCGCTCATCTGGCGAGGTTCCACCCCAAATTCCGTGCCTCTGATTGGTCTCTAAGGCGTAGGTGAAACACTCCTCAATCATGTCGCACGACTTACAAATTTTCTTTGCGGCCTTCGCCGTGAGCAGTCGCTTCTCTGGGTCAGGCTCATCCTCCGGAAAGAAAAGGTGCGGAGCTTTTTGACATTCAGGGTCGACCTCATGGGTGCGTTTCAAGAACGCCATGTAGCGACTTGATAGATGTCCGTGCCGGGTCATAGACTCAGGCTATCGAATGGAGGTAGGTAATGAAGGAGTACGCACCGGAGAGTTTCAACTCCGCAAAGTTGGTGGGAGTCTTCCAACAAGGCACAAGTGAGTGGCACGAGGCAAGGGCCGACGGATTAGGTGGCAGTGAGATAGGCATTGCACTTGGCCTTTCGCAGTGGCAATCACCCTTTCACCTCTGGGCAGTCAAGACCGGACAGATAGAAGCACCGGAGGTAAACAACTGGGCAGTTCGTTTCGGTCAGAAGTTTGAGGAGCCAATTCTTGAACTCCTCCAAGAAGAACACCCGGACTGGGAGTTGTACAAGACTGGAACCTACCGCCATGGCGACTACTCGTTCTTTACAGCCAACCCCGATGCTCTTGCAAAGGTCGACGGCGAGTGGGTCATCGTCGAGGTAAAGACTTCGCGCAACTACTGGCACGAGATTCCCCCTCAGTACATTGCGCAGGTGCGTCACTACATGGCAGTCATGGGAGTCAATCGTGCCGTCATCGTGGGAGTGGTCAACATGGCTTGGGTCGAACACTGGGTCGAGCGCGATGAGTTTGAAGAGCAGGTTCAAATTGACGCCGGCGTGAGATTCTGGAACCATGTCCTAGATGGAACACAACCGGACTGGGACGGAGCCGAGTCAACCTATGAAGCGGTCCGAGCAATGCACCCAGAAATTACCGACGAGGAGGTCGAGATTGACGGGCTACACCATTTGGCTAATCTGCAAAGCCGTTTCGATGAAGCTGAAGCAGAGCTTAGGAAAGCGAAGTCGCAAGTCATGAACGCAATGGGCAAAGCAAAGCACGCTTACATGGAGATTGACGGAGAGAGGGTGCGAGTGGCAACTCGTGAGGCAAGGATGCAGGGCCGGCCCTTCCTAAAGGTGAAGAAGTAATGCTGGTCATGCTGGGAGACACCGTGACGCTGGTCAAGCAAGACACTTGGATTACCGGGCAAGTCGCAGGCGTCGTTCTAAACGACAAACGCGAACTCGAGAGGGTCTACATTCACAACATAAACGTCCCGTTCTATTTGTCGGACGGGTGGCGTATAGTCGACGACGAAGAAGAAGGAGAAGAGTTAGATGGCTAGATTCAACCTAGAGGATTACGAGACAGTCGAGGAGCGTCTGCGCAGGGCGCATGAGATGTACGAGGACCTTCGCATTACGACTGAGTGCGTCGTGGCAGGAGTCGACGGCAAGTGGCTCTTCAAAGCTTACGTCTACCTCACGGCAGGTGACCAAGCAAACGGACTTCCCAAAGCTACTGGCTACGCATCGGAAGCTGAGGGAGGACCTCAGTCTGACTGGAAAGCCGAGCTTGGAGAAACGTCAGCAATTGGCCGCGCCTTGAGCAACATGAACCTCAGTGGGAATCGTCGCGCCTCTCGTCAAGAGATGGAGAAGGTAGTGCGCTCTGAGACCCGGGACTACGTCGCAGAAGCTAGTAAGCTTACAGACGTCGGGGAGCTACGGCTTCTCTACGCAAAGGCCAAGGCCGCCGGTGCAACGGCAGACGTCTTGGAGAAGGTGAAGGCTCGTGGCGAAACACTCGGTAGCGATAGCTAAGATTGCGGAGCTTGAGTCTGCCTATCTCGAGGCACTGCACGCCGGCGATAAAGTCGAAGCGGCCTTTTGGAATCGAGAACTAATCCATCATTTATTGAGGCTAAGTGACACCATCAGAGATTCAAAAACAGCTAGCGGAACTGACAGCGGAGAACTCTAAGGGAGCTGAGGCTCTCTACGAGGCGGAGGTTTGTCTGGCCGAAGCCGAACACAACCTTGACCTAATCGAGCAGAAGGCTTTCATAAAGCACTCCGGTACGGTTGCAGACCGGACAGCATTGTCACGCCTTGAGGCGGCCGACGCTCGCCTAGAGCGCGACTTGTGTAAAGCCAAGGCCAACCGAATCAAAATGAAAATCCGAGGACTAGAGACGGCAATCATGGCCGTTCAAACGCAGGCTAAACTAATTCAATCCGAACTCAGAATTTAGGTAGCCATGGCAATCACTCGCAAGATGTCTCTTCAACTTCGCGAGCGTGACCCCTACTGCGTCCACTGCGGAGCCGACACTGAGTTGCAGGTCCACCACCGGCAGAACCGTGGCATGGGTGGCCGGCCCAAGAACTCACTCGACAAGTTCGACAACCTCATAAGAGTCTGCTCTTGGTTGAACTACGCCATGGAGCAAGACCCAGCGGTAGCTCGTGAGGCACGCGAGAAGGGCTGGAAGCTTGGACAGTGGGAGAACTTCGAGACACCGGTCTACGACCGAATGCAAGACGCATGGTTCATTCTGACCCCTAAGGGTGACAAGGTACAGGTCGAAGAGCCTACGACCCTTTTCTAACGTTACCAATTCGTTACAAATAATTTTTCCAAATTAGTTGCTTGTTGTGATTTATTGTGTATAGTTATTACTACCACAAGGAAAGGAAACCAAATGGCAAAGACCTACACAATCACTTTCACCGAGAAGGAGATTAAGACAATCCTTCTAGCAATGCAGACCGAGAAGGACTGCTACGACTACGACCACGAGTACACCGCCGAGGACCGTCAGGACATCAAGGCAATGGACCGCATTGAAAACAAGATTTACAAAGTCTGGTAAGAAAGGAAACCAAATGGACAACAACTGCTTCGACTGCCAAGCTGAGGGACAGATTTGCGATATGTGCGTCTTCGTTACCGAAGAGCTTGACGATTACAAGGCC